CGGCGCAGGACCGGTGTGACTGCCGGATTGGCGATCTCGGTCCAGACGCCGAAACTGTCTTCGGCGACCAGCTGACACTCGAGCTTCGAGACGTCTGACGCGATCGTCGTCACACACGCGTAGACCGCCCCGTAACTGAGGACGCTGTCGGGCGAGATCGTGACGTTCTGCTGCCAGGCGCCCGCGTACGATTCGCGCACGATCGGATACCAGCCGCCGCTCCCGGAGGCCCCACGGGTCGGGACCACCGGTGCCAGCGGCGGCGTCGCCTTGGTGCGCGTCAGCGTGAACCCGAAGAGGGTCATGGCGCAGCGGGCGGCAGCGAGGCGGTCGGCACCACGAACCCGATCGCGATCAACGTCTCGAGCAGCGCCGGATCGCTGACGTCGTACGCCTCGCCGGCCTGATGCGTCGCCTCATGATTGACCGTGTGATAGACGACCGCGGTCACGTTGACCGGCGCCGGTTCGGGATCCGCCATGCCCCGCCTCCGTTACGTCAGGACGTAGGTCTGTTGCGTGAACTGGACGCCGGCATTCCGCGCCCGCTTCCAGTTGATGTACCGTTCCGCGCGCAACCCGACCAGGTTGTTCTGCCACAGCGAGGTCAAGACCGTTGTCGCGACCGGTGGCGAATCGAGCACCGTGTCCATCTGCACCGACGCTTCGACCGATGCATCAATCGTCACGCCACCATCATCGGCATACAGAATCGTCGATGGCTGGATCAGAATCACGTTGTTCCCCGCCGTCTGCGACGTCACGACGGTGATCCCCATCGCGGTGCCGCCCGTCGGGCCGAGCGACGGATACAGCGGCTGGCCGAGCGGATTGAGCGCCGACGCGAGCACCGCCGCATTGGTCTGCGACATGATCAGGTGCGCGCCTTCGACCGAGATGTTCGCGGTCGTCATCGCATTCAGCAGCGCCTGGAAATCGGTGCGCGCATTGGACGGCGTGGTGCCGGCGCTGGTGAGTGGCGTGATGGCGTTGGTGATGCCACCCGGCGAGACGTTCGCGATCGGCGCTTTCGTCGAATCGACGAACGTCGCGTCGAGGAACTGCGCAATGCCGGCCACCATGTCGGCGCGAATCACCGCTTCGGCGGCCGGCGTGGAATTGCGCGCGAGCTCGTCGGTGATCACGATGATGCCGGCGCACTTGGTGATGGCCAGTGTGACCGTGCCGAACGCCAGCGTGCCGACCGGTTTCGGCGCGCCCTGGCCGACCCACGCATAGGTGCCGCCGCCGGTCTGAATCGGTACGCTGATATTGAACGGTACCTGGCGCAGCCCGCTTATCTTCCCGATGATCGTCGCCGGCCGCAGGTACGCGAGAAACTCATTCACCAGCGGCCGAATCGGCGCCAAGGGCCCCGCCCAGGTCGCATCGGTCGTCGTGCCGGCCGCGACCGCCGCTTTGAGCGCCAGACTCACTTCCGGCGTCGTGTCGTCCCAGCGTTTCGCATATTCCGCCGCGTGCATCCAGTTGCCGCGACTCACCATCACCGCCTGGGCGATCCGCACGAACCCGGTGCCCGGTTCCACGTTCGCCTTGACCTGAATCACCGGCGTGCCAGTGCGGACCTCCGAGCTCTTCGCAATGGTGGTCGTACTGGCCGGCGTGACCGGGACCGCGGCCGCCACGTTCAATCGCTCGAGGCCGCGCAGGCGGACCAGGTGCGCATCAACGCTCGAGACTTCCTGCTCGAGCGTGTCGTATTCCTCGGTCTGTTTTTCGTCGAGCGTGACATTGGCCGCCGCGGCCTCGCTCATGAGTGCACTCATCCGCGCCGATTTGGCCGCGCGCGTGTGCTCGAACGCCGTGATCTGTTCGGGAATGGTCATCGGAGATCTCGCAGGGATCGCGCCCGAGACGCCGGGCAGATGCTGGCCAGTCGCGGCCGATTTGACGGCGAGAATGCTCGCCTGGATGTTCTGCGGAATGGTGACGGCGCTTAACTCCGCCCATAACCATTTCAGGATGTGGAACCCGGTGCCCTTGGCGATCGGCTTCATCTCGACCGGCTTGAATCCGATCGACAACCCGCGCACCAACGGTGGCGTGGACTTCATCGACTGCCACGCCTCATCGAGCCGATCCTGTAACCGGCCCGGCGTGTCGACGCGCGCAATCTGCGCGCGGATCCAGATCCCGGCGTCGGTCACCCGCGCCTCGATCACTTCGCCGATCGGTTGTCGGGTGTCGTGCTGCCACAGCAGCGGCAGCGGCAGCGAGAACTGCGCGCCGGCCGGTTCGACGATGTCGCCACTCCGGTCGGCGGTCGCCGTGGTGGCGATGCCTTCGATGATCCGGCGCTCGTCGTCGGCGGACTTGATGTCGAGAACCGCGTACGCGCGGTGCGCCATGTGGCCGATAGCATCGGCCATCTGCCCGCGGCGCGATTTATTTATTAGAACTATTCGCCGGCAGTTTCAGCTTCAGCAGCGTCCGCACCAGCGACGACACCGAGGTCTCATGCTGTTTGGCCAGCCGGATCAACTGGTCGTGCTCGCCCGGACGCAGCCAGGTCATCACCGCCGATCCCGGCTGCTCGACCCGCGGACGGCCGCGTTTACTGGCCACGGTGGATTCAGTTCAAGACAAACATTTGATAATTCGGCGCCTTCTCGGCCATCAAACACGCCGCCAGTGCCTGCAGGATCGCATCAATCCCGTCGACCTTGTTCGGGCTGTTCACGGTTTCTTTTTTCGGGATCAATGAATCATCCACGCCGCGGGTGACGACCACGTTACTCGCGTTCCATTTTAGACAGGCATTCCCATCGTGCCGGAAACTATGCTGCTGCACCCGCGCCTCGAGCTCCCGCGCCGGCAGTGTCATCGTCTTCCGGGTCTTGTCCAGAATCGCCGCCGGCCAGTGGTCCTCGACGAGATTGCTCACGATGGTCTTGGACGCAAACTGATCGAACCGAATCGCCTGGACATTGAACCGTGCGCAATGCGCGCGGATATCCCCTTCGATGCGCCGGTAGTCGATGTAATTCCCATCCGTCATCACGAGCTGCCCATCGCGGACCCACGCCGCATAGGCCGGCACCGACCGCGATCGTTCCGCGACCACATCCCGCGGCAGGTAGAACGTCACGAACGCGACGATCTCCACATCGCGCTCGAAGATCAACGCGACCGCCGCGAGATCATTCCGTTCGGCGAGGTCCGCGCCGATCCAGCACGGCTGCGCGGTAAAATCCTCCAGCCGCAGCGTCGGATCCGCGCACGCGTCCCAGTGCGTCATCGAGAGCCAGGTATTGGCCGTCTGGAACCATTCCGAGCAGACCTTGACCCGGAATTCGCCCTCGAGGCCGGGCGTCTGCTGTGCGTCGGCCGCATACCGCCGCACCCACTCGATCGTCGGCGTCACGCCCAGCATCGGATTCGCCTTGATCCACACCGTCTCATCGCGCCAGTCGTCGCCCTCGTCCAGCGTGTAAATGATCCCGAGCACATGATCGGTTTCGAAGACGCCCTGCAGAATCTTTGTCACGGTCGACCGTAACGCATAGCCGACCGAGAGCAAGTCATAGCCAGCCGTCGTCGGACAGAGCAGCAACGGATTGAGCCGTGCGCCCTGTGCCGATTTCAACACGTCATGCAACGCGAATTTTTGCGCGTGCGATTCGTCAAGCACGATACAGCTCGGATTCAGCCCGTCCTGTGTCGACGCCCGCGCGTTGACCGGCCGGATGCTCGCGGTCGGCGTGATAATCGCATTCGCGAGCGCCTGGACATTCTGATCGCGGAGCCACTTGGACGCCGTGACCATCCGCTGGGCAATCCCGAAGACAATCCGCGCTTGCTGGCCGGTCGTGGCACCGCACACCACCGTGGCGCCCGGTTCGTGTTCCTTCAGGATGTGAAATAGCGCAATCGCCGCCATCAGCGTGGACTTGGCCGCCTTGCGCGCGACCTCGAAATACAGCACCGTGAACCGCCGCCGCGCCGGATGATCCCGTTGCCGCCACCCGAACAGACAACACAGCAAAAATACCTGACACGGCTCGAGCCGGATCGTCGGCGTCGGCCAGCTCCCCTCGACGTGCGGCAGCTGTTCGATGAACCGGCACGCCTCGAGCGCGTGCGCCTCACTCCACACGTACGGCCAGCTCGGATCGGTCTCGGCGCGCATCCGATCGGCGTCCTGGCGTTCGCACGCCAGCCGAACCCACTGACAGGCGAGGATCCGACCGCCCAAGACCTCTGCCGCGTACTGCCGCGCGACCATCCCATAATCCCGTGCCGGTGCCTTCGGGATCCGCTTCGGACGCTCCGGCTTTGGCTTGGTCTCCCGACGGGCATACGGTCGCAATGTCCCGCGCCGCGCTCGTTCGGCATCGGATAACTGCGTAACTGCGGTTGCCCGCGTCCGCGTTTCTTGG